GGAGGATCAGCTAAAATTGATAAAGATATTAATATGACTGAAGAAAAAAAAGATATTAATCTTGACGAAGTCAGAACTAAAACTCTTGAAGATGCTAAAGCTGAATTTAAAAGAAACTCGAAAGAGATTATTGATTTAGCAGTTAAGCATAATAAAAGAGATTTAGCTGATAACGCAATTAAAGATGGTCTTACAGTTGAAGAGTTTAGAGGTGTATTATTAAATGAAATTTGTAATGATAAACCACTTGAAACTGCTGAAATTGGTATGACTCAAAATGAAGTGAGAGATTTCTCACTAGTTAGAGCAATTAATGCTTTAGCAAATCCAACTGATAGAAAAGCTCAAGAAGCTGCTGCTTTTGAATTTGAATGTTCAAATCAAGCTGCTAGAGAGCAAGGAACAACAGCACAAGGAATTATGATTCCTGCTGATGTACTTGGCAACTGGAGCAAAAGAGATATTAATAGTGGAGATGATTCAACATTAATATCAGAAGATTATCGTCAGGGTGATTTTATTGATGTATTAAGAAACTCATCAAGTGTTATGCAAGCAGGCGCAACTATGCTTAGAGGGCTCTCTGGCTCAGTAGTTATTCCAAAGAAAACAGCTGCTTCATCAGCTGCTTGGATTGCAACTGAAGGTAATGCTGCTTCTGAAAGTGAATTTACATCAGGAAGCGTAACTATGTCTCCTAAAGTAATAGGTGCGTTTACAGATGCTACTAGATTACTTTTACAACAATCTTCATTAGATGTTGAGAACCTAATCAAAGATGATCTAACACAATCTATAGCTACTGCTATTGATTTAGGTGCTTTAGCTGGTTCTGGTTCAAGTGGCCAGCCAACTGGTATTGCTAATACTTCTGGTATTAACACAACTACATTTGCTGCTGCTAATCCAACATATGCTGAAATTATTGGTATGGAATCTGCAGTTGCTGCTGATAATGCATTAGTTGGAAACTTAGCTTATATATGTAAACCAGCTGATTATGGTACATTAAAAACAACTTCAAAAGATAGCGGAAGCGGGCAACTTGTAGTTGAGCCAGATGGAAGAATGAATGGCTATAATGTTATCAGATCAAATCAAGTAACTTCAGGTGATTTTTACTTTGGTAATTTCTCTGATTTACTTATTGGTATGTATGGCGGCCTTGATATAACAGTGGACCCATATGCGTTAAGCACATCAGGTGGAGTAAGAATTATTGCTTTACAAACTGTTGATGTAGCTGTACGTCATGCGGTATCTTTCTGTAAATCAAGCGACTAATAATCAATGATGAAATGGAATGGCGGGGGAAACTCCGCCAACTTTAATATGAAAAAATTTTTAATAACTAAAGATACAATAGCTAACGGCCAAAAAGTAAGTGCTGGTGATATTGTAGAATTAAAAGAAGATGTTGGTCATGAGCTTTGTGCTTATGGAAAAGCATCTGTACATATAGAAAAACCTAAAGCTGAAAAAGAAGATAGAAGCGTAGGTTTAAAAACTTCAAAAGTTAAAGCTCCAAAAACAAGAGCTAAAAAATAAATCATGTCAATGGAATTTGATAGAGATTTCGACGGCTATTTAGATGCCACTTATGGTCATGGTATAAGAGTTACCTATACGCCATCAGGTGGCTCAGCCTCATCTATCAATGTTATTTTAGATCAAGAATATGTTGACATAGATAGCGGTGGTTTACCAGTTCAAGGATTTCAACCAATTGCTCAATGTAAAACAACAGACATTCCTAATATTGCATTTGGCGATACTATTGCTGCTCCTGCTATTACAAACTTAGATGGAACTACAATTAAAGCAGCAACAAATTATAAAGTTGTAAATTTTGAACATGATAATTTAGGTATTACCTCATTAATTCTTGAGGTGCAATAATGGCTAATCATGTTCGACAACAAATAAGAGAATATTTTGGAACAACACTAACCGGATTAACAACAACCGGTTCAAATGTTTATGAATCAAGAGTTTACACACTACAAGAAAATACACTTCCTTCTTTAGTTATTTATACTAAATCAGAAACATCTGAACCTATTGTAATAGGCACTGATAGAGTTATGAGCAGAGAATTAACTGTTGTTGTAGAAGCATATTGTAAAGCTACTAGTAACTTTGATGATACTATTGATACAATAAGTAAAGAAGTCGAAGAAGCTATTTCTGCTGATAGAACATTAAGCGGTTTAGCAAAAGATACATATATTGAATCAACAGAAATTGAATATACAGGCGAAGGAGAACAACCGGTAGGTTATGTGTCTCTAAATTTTTTAACAAATTACTATGTTCAGGAAACAAATCCTGATATAGCAGTATAATAGGAAATATATTATGAAAATGATAAGTCCAAATGGTAAAGTTTCTATAGATGCTCATCCTTCTAAGGTTGAGTCTTTAAAGAATAAGGGTTGGAAAGAAGAAGCAGCCCCTGTAATTAAATCTTCTTCTAAGAAAAAGTCGAAAGACGAGGTAGAAAATGGCAACTCATAAAGGAAGTGAAGGGACCGTAAAAGTAGGTTCAAATGCTATTGCTGAAATAAGATCTTATAACATTGATGAAACTGCAGACGTGTTAGAGGATACATCTATGGGCGATACAGCTCGTACATATAAATCATCATTGACTTCTTTCTCAGGAAGTATAGATGTATTTTGGGATGAAACTGATACAAGTGGACAAGGTGCTTTAGATATAGGTTCTGAAGTTACTTTAAACTTTTATCCAGAAGGCGATACATCGGGAGATACATATTATAGCGGCTCAGCAATTGTAACTGGCGTAACTAGAGGCGCATCATTTGATGGCTTAATAGAAGCTAGTATTTCAGTTCAAGGAACTGGCGCTTTAACTGAATCAACTGTATAAGATTATGAAAGTTATAGATAATGCTAAAGCGCATTTTGATTCTTTAGAAATTAAAGAAATTGAAATACCGGAATGGAGTGATGGAGATGAGGTTCTTAAAGTATATGCAAAGCCATTAACGCTTGCTGAAATGTCTAAATTGCAAAGATATGCAAAAGATGATGATGTAGCATTAATGGCTTATTGCTTAATATATAAAGCCTTGGATTCTGATGGTGAAAAAGTATTTGATCTATCAGATAAACATACACTAATGAATGGCGTAGATAAAGATGTACTTGCAAGAGTAGCAACTGAAATTATGTCTACACCGAGTGTAGAACAACAAGCAAAAAAGTAATTGAGGATAAGGACTTATTTGCTAAATATTTTTTAGCTGAAATGTTACATTGTACACTTCAAGAGCTAGAAGAAAAAATGACCTTATCCGAGTTTACAGGATGGTTAGCATACTTAGAAGAAAAAAATAGGCAAATAAGAGATGGCAAAAAATAAAGTTAAGTTCGATGTAACAGCACAAAATAAAACACAAGGTGCTTTTACACAAATAAATAGAGACTTAAATAAAACTAGCTCAGCTATGAAAAAAGTAGCTGCTGCGTTTGCTAGTGCATTTGCTATTCAAAAAATAGTTGCTTTTAGTAACGAGTCATTACAAATGGCTGATGCTATTGGTAAAACGGCTGATTCAATTGGAGTTGGCGTTGAATTCTTACAACGTTTTCAATTTGTAGCTCAACAAGCTGGGTTAAGTACAGAAGAATTTAATAAGTCAATGCAAGTATTTGCAAAAATGACTGGTGAAGCTGCTACTGGTACCGGTGAAGCGAAAATGGCATTAGAAGCTTTAGGAGTATCATTAAAAAAATCTGATGGACAATTTAAGACTACTGAAGAGTTATTTATAGACTTTTTTAGAGCTACTGATGATATTGCTGAAGCAAATAAAAAAGCTGCTTATTTTGCTGATGTATTTGGTCGTGCTGGTGTAAAAAATACAGTTATGGCTAAAGAAGGCACAAAAGCTATGTTAGATTTAGCTGATGCAGCTACAGGTGTTTTTGATGAAGAAACTATAAGAAATGCCGAACGATTTAATGATGAAATGAATCGTTTAAACAGAAAAATTTTAACGCCGTTGCGAGGTAAAATAATTGAAATTTTAGGTGCGTATATGGACGTTGCTGAAGGGTTAGGGTTAATTGAACCCGATCCAGTAGTTGAAACTATAGAAGAAATAAATCAAGCATTTTTAAATTCTCAATCTTTAATTCTTGCTTATATGCATACCCTTAAGCATAATACTGATCTTACAGTAGATCAACAAGACGAAATTAAAAAGAAACTATTAGAAGAAATAAAAATAAGAGACGAAGCACATAAAAAAATATTAAAATACAATAGAGAAAACGCTGATAGTACAGAAGAAAGTATAAACAGAATAAATGCTGCTATAGAAGGGTATTTAAATGCATTAGGTAGTGTTGAAGAAAGATTAGGTAAAGCAGCAACAACTTCAATGAAAAAATTTGAAGATACGATTGTTAATGGTTTAAAAAATGGCAAATTAGAATTTAAAGATTTTGCTGATTATGTTATTGAACAATTATTACGAATAGCAATACAAGAAGCAATACTTGCTCCATTAAAAGGTGTATTTGAAGGATTCTTTAGTGGATTCGGTGATATATTTAAATTTGGTGGAAAAAAAGCAGAAGGCGGAGCTGTTACCGGTGGTACTTCATATTTAGTTGGCGAAAAAGGCCCGGAGCTATTTGTACCTAATTCATCTGGGCAAATTATAACTAATGAAAATTTACAACAACAATCTGTTCAAGCTGCTCCAGTAGTAAACTTTAATATATCAACAGTAGATGCTGCTGGATTTGACCAGTTGCTAGCATCAAGAAAAGGATTGATAACATCAATCATAAACAATGCCATGAATAATCAAGGCAAAATGGGAGTCGTATAATGTCAGGACAATTTCCAACATCTCCTAATTTTAGAAGTTTA